TTATAGTTATAAATAGTTTTTTCTGATAATTCTTTAATACTCATATATTGTTGATATTTCTTCCAATATTTTTTAGTATCACCATTTATCAATTCTATTTTTGTTTCATCATATAGCTTTACTGGTTTTGATCTCTTTTTACCAACAGCCATATCATCAACTCCTTTCTAAAAAATGTAAAATAAAAACCCTATTTATAGCCGAAACTATAAATAGGGTTTATCAAAATTTTATTTATGAAATTATGAATTACTTAAAAATGATTAATTTAATAGATTCTTAACTGCTTTTTCAACAGCATCATATCTACTTGAATTTAATTTATTTACTAAACATTTATATGGATCAAGTTCACCACTTAATACCATATCCATAATAGTAGGGTTGAAACCTGATACTAGACACACACCATTTTTATTTGTCTTTAATGGAATAGCTCCTGTTCTAGAACATACATTCCAAAATACCAATCTTGGTAAATCATAACCATGTAAAAGATACTCTGCTTGAATTGTTTCAAATAATGTTTGGTAATCACTGGTTGTTGTCGCATCATCAAATTCCATGTCGCTTACTACCACAATATTTTTAGGTAACTGTTCCTGAGTATATTTATTATTTACAGCAGTATCTAAAATTAATTTAAATACCTTATAAATATCAGTGTTAGAGCAATCATCCTCGGCATGGCATTTTTCTATTTTTTCACGTAAAGAAGAACAATTTGATAGATCAATTACTTTTGGTCTATTACTAAAAGTAATAAAATTATCTTTATATTCTCCTTTACAATGCTCAGAAAAATAAATTGCTAAAGCGGTTGATATATCTAAACAAGTAATGTTCGTATTGCCAATTTTAGTAGTCATACTGTATGAACCATCTCTAACAAACATAGAAAAACTTTCACTATTTACATAGTTAGGTAGTGCTTTCCACAATTGCTCTAATGATTCATCGAAATCATCAATATCTCCCCATTCATACTTATCCATATACCTATGAACAATCTCATGTGGCATTAATACTTTTGCATTAATTTTAGCATTATTGTTACCATTTTTTAAATCATTCAAATATTCATTTCTTCTTTCTTTATCATGTCTTAAGAAAGCATCTTTATATAATAGGTTAGCCTTACTAGGAATAGTGTTATAATTAACTTTGTTCCATTCATTAGCAGACATTTTAACTTCTACTACATCTAAATATTTTCTTAAATCACTTATAATTCGTCGATATTCTTTAGGTGTCATGCCAAACTTTTTAAGTAAAATGTTATAAACTTTTTTATACTTTTTCGTACTTTCTTTAGGTAACCATTTTGCTAATAAAGAAATTGGTTTTTTATTTAAGTAATTTCCACAATCTTCTTGCAATTGTTGATAAATAAAATCAACAACATATTCTGTTAAATCTCCATCCATCAAAGAATATAAATCATCCCATCTACCATATTCTGGTACTAATGAAATCAATTCTTTAGCAATAGTAGGATGTTGATGTCCTAAACCGTTTAAAATAATTCTAAATGATCTACGTTCACCCATACCTTCACGTGTGTCACGCATAAAGAACAACCATTTAATTGCTAATAATTTATCTTCATGAAATGCTTTTAAGAATAATTTGAAAATTTCATCTTCACTCTTATTTCTTAATGAACTAGTTTTAAAATTTAAGTCTAGTAATTCTTTGCCAGTGGTCATATATCCAACAGCGCCATTTTCGGTTAGCTGTTTTGTATTACTTAATTCATTTTTTAAATCAGTAATCATAATCCTTATTTTCCTTTCTATAAAATAATCAACAGACGTTTATATATGTATCCATTTTTATTCCAATAATTAATCTTATACTTGCTTTATTAAATTTGCTGTATGTCTGTTTATTTTAGATAACAACACCATGTAATAGTAATAGTTAATGGTATGAACAATTACAAAATTGTTCTCCAAAATATAATTTGTAGTTATATATGTCTTGTTTTATAAAATTCATCTTTTAATTTGCTGTTATGGTGTTTAAATGTTCAACACTCGAAATTTTATGCTTTTTTAATCCCTAATTAAATGCTTGTAAAAATAATGTTTTGCTGTATGAGTGTTTTTTAAGTTTTGTTTTAAATTTATGTAGCCAAGCTCTACACATGGGATTCACTAGCACATCACGTCTAGCAACAAGTTTTATATCAATTATATTGACATCAGGACACCTTTCACTATAAACCTGTGGCTTGTTATTTTAATTACTAGCCCCAACACGCTAATAAAAATGAAGTCTCACCATACGATCGTCACCGTAAAATTAAGTCTATTCGTTCTCCTAATGTTAGATATAATAAACAGTAGGGTAGTTGAATATCTTAAATAACTTCTTACCAATAAAGAATTTTTGATAGCTAATCGTTCTAACTGTTGTTTTTTATACAGGGGCGTTGACCGTAGTGGCTATCTCAAAACCTCAGCAAGTGAGCCTGTGTTTAATAAGGTATCACTTTGTGGTTGTATTTTTGTGAATTTATCGGTTTTATTCGCTCCATCTGATATTTAATCATTCAGCGCACCACTTTCTACCTTATTTGATTTCTCACTAATCACAGTGGCATTAGATTTAGAATCGAACTAAATATCTCCAGTATAACTGTGGCTTTCCCATTTAAGCTACTAATGTTATAATAAATTATCAGCCACGAAGGATGTTTTAGGAATATTTCACGGACTACCCTAGACCAGTTTTTCTCATATGAGAGCGAATATGGTATAAATTTTCTGCTGATTCTCATTCGCCCAACGCTTAACTAAATGAGCTTTGAATTTAATAACAACTTTCTCGTTTCACATTTACCTACGCAGACGTAATCTTTCATCAGGTAATTTAAATTAGTGATCAACTAATTCCTGCTGGGATGCATACTCTAGTCACTTATTGTTTGTTCCAGTCGGTTCACCACCGTGCGAGTCTCTTAATAATTATCCTAGGCTTATTAAGTTGACATTATTGTTATTAAAATGTTAACAAGGATATGATAGGAGTCGAACCTACACTATCTAGCGTTTTACCATTTAAACTACATATCCATTTTTGGCACGCCTTGAAAGATTTGAACTCTCATCTATAGGGTTGAAGCCTATTATTCTAGCCATTTAACTAAAGACGTATTATGGTGGTGCGAGGATGACTCGAACATCCGAACCCGTATGGGAGCAGATTTACAGTCTGCTGTCGTTGCCGCTTGACTATCGCACCATTGGTTGCGTGGAGTTGGACTTGCACCAACGTTCTCTTGGTTATGAGCCAAGTGAGATACTACTTCTCCATCCCGCAATATTTATTAGTAGAGAACTGCCAATTCTCCACTAATACTTAAAAATTTTTATTATCACATAAGTAGAGGAGGTATGTAATAAAACTTAAAATGAGTTCGTAGTTAAGTAACTGTCGTTCCTTGACTACACTTATATTATATACTATACATATAGTATAGTCAATACTTTATTTGCATTTTTGAAAAATAAAATCACAATTTTATTCAAGTATTTATACAACTGTAAAACCTTGTTTAATTAAGGCTTCTTTAAAACCATTAATAAACATATTTGTTGAATTAATTTTATCCATTGCAACTGACCATACTGGTGTACCTTTAATAGATTTATTACCGTGATAACCTTGATTGATAATATCTATTACATCACTTGCTGGTTCTGAATAGTTTAAATTCATATCAATATGAATATCACATGAAATCGTGTTTCCTCTAATTGATACATCGGTTTTTGTAATACTTCTTAAAAATTGGTAGGTACGTTTATACTGGTGAGGCGTATATTCTGTATAATATTGCCTCACATAATTTTCAATACAAATCTTTATTTGCTCTTCGACTTCACTCAAAGCTTGTTTAGCCACTTGTTGCATGACACGTTTTAATCGTGTATCATTTTTAATTAACATCTTTTTTATCTTCTTTTGGTTTTGTTGTTTTAGCTATTGATCTTTTGTTAGTCTTATTTGTCTTTGTTTGATCTAAAACGTTTTTAGCTAAATCTCTAGCATCAACATGACCATTAGTTAGTGATGTGAATTTTTCCATTGAAGAAATTAATTCATTAAAATCTAAAGCATCAAAATTGATCTTATCTAAAAATCCTAAACTAAAACTGTTTAAAGTTAAGACAATATCTTTTAAGAAATCATTAACTTTATATTCTTTAGCATTTTGGTATATTTTATTAATTTTTGCCAAATATCTTTCAATGCTTAAATCTAATTGAGTATATTGATTCCAGTTAATATATTCAGCATAATCTCCAGGATCAATCATACAAATTAATTCATAATCATCTAATTCATTTTCAGTATCAATATTAGGTAATTCTACTTGTAAATAGAATTTAGCAAATGCAAATTGCATGAAAATTCCAGCCATATCATATTTGATTTCCATTTCATCTTCATCAATTAATCTAGAACATACCCAATTTCTAAATTCCAAAAATTCTTGTAAAGTAAGTGATTGTTTTTTTACTTTATAAAAGTCCATTAAATATTCTTCATTAAATTCTTTCGCCATTTTGTTTACTCCTTGCTTTCCTTATATTTTGAACAGATAAAATCTGTTATTTCTTCTTGTATACGTCCTTCTTTTGCTTGACGTAATAATTTACAATTTCTTTTATATCTAGAACAATGTTTGCATCTATCTTCAAAATTATCACTTTGTTCTTCATTATCAAAAATGCCCACATTATCTGCAACCGTAATTGTAATTTCTACTCTAGGATTTTTGCTATCATAATATAATCCTTGTACACGCTCACGACATTGAGTATCATCACTCCAAACAGTTTCAGCATCGGTAACAGCGTCTAACATACATTTAAAATAGTTATTAGCATCCATATCAATTCGAGGAAAATAAAAAACACAATCATAATAGACGTGTCTAAATTTATCTTCTACTTTATCCCAATGTTGAATTAGGCTTTCTCTGATAATATATTCTTTAAAATTCTTTTGGTATTTAACAGCTTCAGGTTTCTTATAACTTACCGCTAAATACTTACCACCTTTTTTAACAGTTCTATAACCAAGATAATGGTTAACGCTTGGTGGAATAGGGGAGATTAATTTTAAAACTTTACTACTCATTCATACTCCCATCATTATTTTCTTTTTTATCAAACTCGTGGTTTTTCCACTTCTCATATAATTCTTGCATATTTTTGCTTTTTCTATAGACAAACACCATTCTTTCTTCACCAGCAAATATATCTAGTAAATCACCATAGATGGATTCGGTTTGCCAATATTTATGGTTTTGGTTAATATCGGTAAGGTATAAAACTTTTTCTTTGCTACCATCATAATATTTGCCAAATAATTGACTATATCTTTTCATTTATTTCCTTTAATTCCTTTTATTCTATAAAATTTATTTACACAAAAAAATAGGAGATACATTAAACTAAACGAATAGTGTATCTCCTAAATTTTTCTTTAAATAACTTCTATTCGTTGTTTTTTATTCTCAATTTCAACAATTTCTTTTTTAGTTTCTTTTTCTTTAGAAACCTTTTTTACTTCATCGGTGTCATCTAAAATTTCATCAATAATTTTAACAATATGAGGTAAAAATGTTTTATAATCATCAATATCACATTTATTTAACATTTTTCTCGCTTGTTTTTTATTAATTACATTTGATGTATAATCATCTATTACTAATCTGATTTCGTAATGGTTTGATGAATCTGTTAATCTTCTCCATGTCATAAATTTTGTTTCATCACATGAATCACAAGCATGATAACCTTTACCACAAACGATGCACCAATGATTTATTTTCTTTTCTACCATATAATAAATAGAGAAGAGGGTGGTTAACCCTCTATATTATTCATCTACGATAATTGAGAATAAGTCACCTTTTGGATCGCAATATTCTTTGTTGAAGTTTAATTGGAAAGGATGTCCACCTTCAGCATTTAAACCAATTTCAATTGAACTTGGATCAATTTCAGCACGTTTTGCGATAACAACACCAGTATAGATGTCATTTTTATTACAAGCATCATGCATAGTAACGTAAATTCTCGCTTCATATACTCCAGGGAATTTATCAGCGGATTTAGTTACTTTAACTGCTTTTTCTGATTCATAATCATATTCAACATAGAATGTTCCAGTTGTGTCAGCAGCTAATGTAATTGTTTTATCAGCAATAGTAAATGTATTAGCATCCGCAGTGCCAGATGCTAAAGTTAATTTTTTAGCAATTCCACCATTTTGTAATAAACAGATTTCTTTAATACTATCCTTAACTGGTGTTTTAGCTAAAACTAGTTTGTTAGCGGTTGCTTCTAAAACTTCATATGTTGAAGTTGTAATTTTTGTACTTGAAGAAGCTACTTCTTTTTCAGAACCACTTTGTGCAGCATATAAATCTGTACTAAATAAAGCATTAGTACCTGATAAATTAGCAGCAACTGCGTTCCATAATGTCATAATTGTTGCACCTACAGCATCAGTAACAGCAGTATTTTCAGCAGTAGTAGTTAAAGAACCATCTTTGACGTTAGTTAAACGAACTGCTAATGAATGATTAGCAATATCTCTTAATGAAATATTGTTAATTTTTTCTAATACTAATTCATTAATATTCATTAATTTTCCTCCTAAATTTTTGCAAATAAAAAGTGACTTATTTTAAGTCACCCATTGCATTTATTTCATTTTTGTCACTTATCTTTGATAAGTCTATTCCAAATCCACTATATCCACTTTGATAAAGAATATGGGAATTTGTTATTTTATTTAAACGTTTTACACTATCTAGAAAACAATAATATTTCATATCAAAAACGCTTTTTTCATCATGTTTGAAACCTGGCATATTAACCGCATATGAAATCATATTTAGCAGTTGATCATCACTACCTTCATTATTTTCACCAGTCATACGTTGTCTTGATTCTTCTATTAAAAGTTTTCTAGCACCTTTATTTTTAGGTTTTCTTTCATTCTTTTCTATATTAAATAAAAGCCGAAGATAATCAGTCATTCTCCTATATGTAAACTTATCAAATACTATATCGTATTCTTCTGTTAACAATTTTGTGGGTATGGGTTTATTTTTAAACCTCACATGTTTATCCTCTTGTAAAACGATTTCTTTTTGTTTGATTATGTGTTGTTTTAGAATTAATTCATTTGTGTTACTATCGTGAATTAATTGCATTTTTGAAAAGTCAAGATCATTCCCAAAAATCAATTTTGTCTTACTGTTATCAAAAGAATGGCAAATGTATTTAACAAAGACTTCATATTCATCCGCAGTTACAAAATCAACATGAAAATATGTTTCAAGTTGGTATGCTAAATCACTAGGAGTAGCACATAAATTGTAGACAATAGATAAATATTCGCTATCATTTTCAAATACATCACCAACTGTAGGTTGATGAATAAATATATGTTCAGTAAGCTGTAAATCTTTCCCTAAATATAAAGCAGATTTACTTACATTAGTCACATATTGTGTCACTTAAATCTATACCAGTAAATGCCAATCTTCTATAAACAAATTTATCATCATAAATTCCAGCAGTGTTAGAAATCAATTTCAAAGAACCTATACCAGCCGATTCACCATTGAACTTTTCATCAAGCAAAATAGATATATAATCATTACGATTATCTCTGACACCTTTGATATTATCAATTCTGTTATGTTTATTATGAGAAATAATCCAAATTTCTAATTGAGGATATTTAAAAATCTCTGGGGTATTGTAATTTTCAGGAATATTTACTTCTATTGTTAGAAAAGTCATAGTTTTTGTAATCATGTTAGGATTTTGATGCTCTCTATAAATAACTGGAGTATATCCAGCTTCTTCAGTTTCAGCGGAATTAATCATATAAATTTCTTCCCAATTTTCATCTTGATAATTAGGTGGATCAATTGCCTTAACTAATTCTTCATCATTAATTATCATTTTAGTTACTTTAGTTTTTAGTTCACTTATGATTCTGCTATTTGCCATAATTAAAATAATCCTATAACCTCAAGCAGTAATTCATCTGCTGTATAGTTTCCTTCTGTATCAGATAGAATAAGTGATAAATGTTGATTAATTAGTTCATCATTATCTACCGAAATAGTAATTTTATTTTCATCTTCTACAATTTTTAATTCATCTCTAAAATTACATTTTAATTCCCATCTAGGACTAATATCATTTACTAAATTTTTACCATTATAAAAATTAGCAGTAAATGTTGTTCCTTTTTTATATCCTGACTTTATTTTAGTTGATTTATAACTGATTTCACTTCTTGTATTTTCAGTAATATCTATATTTTCTTTTTCGTGATAGTTACAAATTTGTAATTCAACATTATCATCTTTTTGTAATTGATCTTCACTTAACATCATAGAAATATATCCATGACTATTATAAATATTAGTAGTTGTATCAAAGCTTGTTATCTTATACGGTCTAATATCTTTAAGCGTGTTACTTACAAAAAATCTATGACCTCTTGTAAGGCTTTTAGTATCTTCATCAAATGGTATTAAAACTAATAATTGGTTATATCCAACGGTAATCAACTGTGTTTCATTTAACCCAGTGTTATAAGCAGTTGCACCTTGAGTAACAGCATAACGTTCAATGATATTTAAATTTTCATCTTGCCATTTCAATACATAATTGCATTGTTGCAAAGCTCCATCAATGATGAGTTCATCATCAAAATCAGCTGTTTTAACCAACCAAACTGTATCTGCCCATTCCACATAATCACCAGTTTGAATATGATGATCAGGAAGGGTATGAAACTTTTTGTAATAAGGTTGCGTTCCTGTATTAATCGCTAATACATCATCAACACCATTAATTTTAACCTTTTTATATGAAGGATTATTTTCTCCATATTTATTTAAATAATGTCTAGCTTTATTTAACTCTCTTTCTCGTCTTGAATTCCCACTTGCTTTAACATTTTTTTCAAAAGGACTCCAATCCATATTAATCCTCTTTCATTCTTGCTAGAATTCCAGTACATTTAAAAACTTCACGTCTACATTCATTTAATGTAAATTCATTTGTTTTTAAATAATTAATTGAATTTGAAATATCGATTAATTTTTCTCTATTTTTAGGTAATGAGAAAAAATCTTTAGAAGTTTCAGCAGCTCCATTTACTTGAACCATGACACTACCGATATAATCCTTAATATTTTCATTACCTTCTTCAGCTAGTGGTAAGATTTTAAAAATTTTATTAATAAGATGTTCAATTTGAGCTTTATTCATTATATAACACCTCATTCATAAGTTTTTTTGTATCTAAATCATCAAGACTATAATCGTTCATTATTCCAATAATTTCTTTATCGGCTTCTGTATAGGCTTTTCTTAAAGAAGTTAAAAGATTAGCTGGACTAAAAACACTATAATCTTTTTCACTTAACATATTTTTAGTATTTTCTTCACTGTCTCTTTGTGTCTTTAACCAAACAACAGCCATATTTTCTACTAATATATAAATTACTTGTGGTGATAATTCTGTATTAAACCGTTGATTTTCTTCATCAATATCAAATAAATTTACATCCTTACAATAAGGTGCAAATCTATAACAAGCTTGGTCTAAATACGATCTTAAAATTAATTCTCTAACATCAATTTCTTTATCATAAAAAGAATATTGTTCTACACGTAGCAAAAATCTTTTATATAAAGTTTCAAATTGTGTCATTGAATTAATCTTCACCGCCTAATTCAGTACCAAGAATTTCTTCCATTTTTTTAATTTTTGAAAAAGCATCTAATTTACCAGATTCAATCATATCATTACATCTAATGATTAAAGATGTTTTAAATGATTTACCCATTTTTTTTAAATAAGCAGGTATTTCATCTGTATGATTTAAAATTAAATCTTCAATATCCATCATGCTATTTTCATAATATTGTTGTAATGTTAATGCTTTGTAAATTTCTTCGATAGTACGATCTTGATATGTTTCATCAATATCTTCAATACCGATAATTCTAATCCAATAATTTTTAAAGAAACCTGGTTGTCGAGATTTCATTTCTCTTAAGTTTCCAGCAGTTACTTGTTGGATTTCATTTTCATGTTCCCATACAACTTTGTCTCCAGTTTGTGTATTAACATAAACTAATTTACCAAATGTTGTTGATTGAACATTTAAAATAACATTATTATCTAAAACTAATCTCTCTCTTTGTTTAGGTTCATTAGTTTTAGTTTCTTTTGTTGTAGCTTTTTTTGTAGTGGTTTTAGTTTTTGTTCCACTTGTTTTTTTTGCAGTTTGTTTTACTTCATCAACTTTTACTTCTTCTGCCATTAAAATTCTCCTTTTATCTCTAAATTAAAAATAAAAGGGGAGTTGAATTTCTCCCCAATTTTGTTCTATTTATCCTATAATTACGCAGTTGTATAGAATCCCATTTTAGATGCGAATACTAATGCAACACCGTATTCTTGGGCATAAGTATAGTTAATAGTTAAATCACCAGTTACTGGAGTACCAGCATCTCTTTGATCAAAGATGTAACCTTCACCAGCATCAACTACTTTAATAGGTTTATCAGCACCAACAGCAATTACATATAATTTGTTATCATCATATAAGAATGTATCAGTACCAGCTTTATGTCTTTGTGGCATAAATACAGTATCAATTCCGTTGAATTTACCAAAGAATCCCATATTGTATTTATCTTCTTTAGCACTATCGGAAATAGTAGCCATATTTAATTTTCTTAAAGCTTTCTTTGTACCTAAAATAATTACTTTAGCACCATTATTAGCAGCAGAAACATGTTCACATAAATCTAATAATTCTTCTTCAGTATGAGTACCATTAACAACATATGTAGAACTTAATCCTCTTGTTGATTCAGTAACACCTTTTAAAGCATTGTAAATATCTTCATATAAACGTTGTAACATAGCTTGTGCTATAGCATCTACGAATGAGTTGAAATCAACTCTACCAGCCAAGAAACGTTTAAATTCATCATATACTTTAATACCTTTTAATGAAGTATCAATTGTATATCTTTGACCTTTACCCAATCTTTGTCTACGAATACCAGCAGTACCGTAAGATAAATCAGATACGATAAAATCAGCTTTATCTGGAGTAAAGAAAGTTAATTCATCACCTAAAGCAGTGTTTCTATATTCAACTAAATTCATCCAGAATTCATTTCCAGTAAATCCTTCATATACAATTAAAGGAATTAATTCTTCAATAATATCAAAACAAGCATTTCCTCTATAGAAGTTTTTAATTGATAGTTCTTTTGAACCACCATTTGCTTCAATAAACATATCACATAATGCTTGTGAATTAGTTTTTTCGTTATCAAATTCAGCAGGACAAGTTCCACGAATCATGTC